AGCATGGACGCAGGGACGCAGACGCTCCCTAAAACTAAACGCAAGGACGTACCCACCTACCCAGAACCAGAGGGTGACCCATCATATTAAGAATTGTTACAAATATTCACATACTTGACAATTACCGACTAGACTACTATTAGTTCAACCAATTTATTATGAGCTTTCAATTCGGACCACCACCCGACCCAGACAAGGACGGCATCATGGAATGCCACCACTACCATAACTCCATCGAAGCCTATGACAGGGACGGAGGACTCATGGACGACAGCCAGCTCAAGCACTGGTTTGTCCTCAACGCATGTGACGTCATACTTGGCGAGGACGCAATGTACAAATACTCACCACGTGAACTCTTTGAGAAACTTGAAGAGATCAGCACATCACACGAAGAGTATCAGAATGAGCTAGAATGCAGGGATGCAGCAGATGCTCACGAATTTTACCACCAAGGAGGACTTTGCGACGTATGACTACTTACGAAGTTAGAGAAAGAAAGTTAGTTTATCACTACTACAGAGTAGAAGCTAACTCAAAAAAAGAAGCTGAGTTAAAGGCTCAAGACCCTGCAAACTTACCTGAAAGAGTAAATACAGTTGTAATGATGCCGATTATAGACTATGCTGTACAAGTATCACCCGAAGGAGAACTAATCCAATGACTGAGTACGACGATCTCTTGCGTCAAGCAGAGGAAAACAACAGGAAACTACACCGCACCAAGGACATCAACGTTGCTGACTGCCTCACATTTGAAGACAGGGACGCCATAGCTAAAATTGTAGACTATCGTGTACAACAAGTATGGGGTGACATGTATCCATTCAGATGGCAATTCACATGCTCCGGACATTTTATTTGTTGACATGATTTACAAAATTGACTATTGTATTAAGGGTCAGCCCAAACGTAAGTCACACTTGTACACGTGGGCAGGCGACGACGAAGATGCAGCTTATTATGCCCTTGATTGGGTAGTAGCACACAATTACAATCTATTGAACGTATCAAGAACATGAAACGACGTAAGTACTACCCAAACAACTGGGAAGCTATCAAGGCATGCCCACCTAATTACTTTCCTGCTATGCCCTTTGACGAGTTCAGAGACTGGAAAGTCTTTGGCTATCAACTACCTAGCTCACACTTCGGTATCATACGTGTCGAAAACAAGGACACTGGTAAGATCGAAGAGTACACATACAAGTCTGAGCATCATACAAAGCAAAGACTTAAGAAAGAGATAGGTAAACACACAGAGATAACCCTAGCTACTGATCTAGGTGTCTATCATCTTATCCCTAATCCACTCAACATTGACTTTAACAATGACCAAAACAACATTTGAACGTAGGTATCAACAGCTCAAGATGCTTGTTGACAACCACCCACACAAGGAAGAACTTATTGCTATAATGCAAGAGCAAGTAAAAGACGACAACTAAACTACAATCCAAATGCTAACAGACAAACAGATTGAAGATCAGCAGGAGTTTGAACGTAGACAAATACAAGGAGGCAAGGCTAGGTTACAATCCAACACAATTAAGTTGGAAGAAAAGACTTACGCTTCTGCTACTGTCTATGGTTCATCATGTGTTAGCTCCATATTGCCCGATCTTATTGCATTTATAGATAGTAAAAAAGAAAAGTACAAGTCCTTTGCCGGACACAATATGCAAATCTTTCACAAGCATATCCTGCCTGTGGATACAGATTTACAAGCATTGTTAGTGTGCAAGGTAGTGTTTGACCATGTGTTTATGCCAAGGTCAAATAAACATGCCCTGACTCACATTGCAACTGCTGTAGGCGCAGCTATTGAGGCTGAGTGTCAAATGAATTACTATGATAAGGAGGCACCAGCACTGTTAGCTACACTAAAGAAAAACTACTGGCATGAGGCACGAGGTACAGAATACAAACGTAAGTGCATACAGACATTGATGCACAAACAGAACATATCTCCATGGATTCATTGGGACCTCACTACCAAAATTAAGGTAGGAACCTTCCTAATGGACTGTTTGATGGAGGTGTCAGGCTGGTTTGCGCGTGATTTTATGCGTAAAGGTAGAAAAACAATATCAATACTCGTACCCACCGACGAATTAATTAAACACCATGATGAAATCATGCGAATGGCAGAGCTATTTAGTCCTCTTGCTAAGCCTATGCTCATTCCTCCCCGTAATTGGCACGCTCTCCAAGACGGTGGCTACTATCTCAATGATTTAACAAGATGTCATAATTTCATCAGAAGGAGCGAGGGCACCCTAATACAGGGAGAAATACCTTATGACTTTATTAACTCAATTCAACAAGTCTCTTACAAGTTAAATCCTTTTATAGTTAAGGTAGCTAAAGAGTTAGAGGAGAGAGGTATAAGTGTAGGGAAGTTTAGACCTGTACTAGAACATACCATTCCTCCAAAGCCTGTTAATATTGAGACAGATGAGACAGCTAGGAGAGAGTGGAAGAAGAAAGCTAGAGTAGCTAGAGAGCTACAGGCAGCAGAGGTGCGTAAGTCCTGTAGGACACGTATGACCATGGAAGTTGTACGTGAGTTTGAAGATGTAGAGTTCTACATACCATGGAGTTTCGACTATCGTGGTAGAGCATACCCCATACCTAACTTACTAACACCTCAAGACACTGACTTTGGAAAAAGTTTGTTAATGTTTACAAAAGGTGCGAAGATAACCAAGAAGGGTATGGAATGGATTAAGTTTCAACTTGCTACAACGTATGGACTTGACAAAGCTACCATGCAGGAGAGATTGGAATGGATAGATCAAGCAGAAAACAGAGAGTTAGTACACCGTGTATGGTCTGACCCCATCGGCAACGTTGCTGACTGGGAAAATGCAGACGAACCATGGTTATTTCTTGCTGCATGTGTAGAATGGTACGAGTTACATTACGAGCACAAGTTTCACACACATTTGCCTGTCGCCGTTGACGCTACATGTAGTGGTCTACAAATTTTAGCTGGTCTAGCCAAAGACGCCTCCACTGCTCGTATGGTAAACGTCATAGGAAGTAACAAACCTCAAGACGCTTATGCAACTATTGCAGCGCAAAGCATGGACGCCATACCTAATAGGTTAAAACCTTATTGGGATAGAAAGGTAACTAAACGTTGTGTGATGACCATACCATACAATGCTAAACCTTTCTCAAATCGTTCTTACATCAGGGACGCCTTCAAAGAAAAAGGTGTAGATGTAGACAAAGATGAACTAACTCAATGCGTATCGGCTGTACGGAGTGCTATGAATGTAGTAGTTCCGGGAGCTATGAGCGTAATGAAATGGATTGAACAAGAAGTAGCTAGAGCTATCAAGTCCGGAGCTGACGAGATACACTGGACAACTCCGTCTGGTTTTAAGGTCAGGCAAAGGCTAATGAAGAAAGAGACTAAAATCATCAAAACTCAGTTAATGGGTAGATGTATGATACATATCGCAGGAGCTGAGAAAGGTCCAGACCTGAAGCATCACAAGAATGCTACAGCACCTAATCTTATTCATTCACTTGATGCAAGTTTATTACACATAGCAATTATGGAAGTTAAGTTTCCTATTGCATTGATACATGACAGTGTATTGTGCAGAGCTACTGACATGTGTACATTATCTAGCTTAGTACGCAAAACTTACATGCGTCTGTTCGCAGAGCATGAACCACTAACCGACTTCGCACTATCAATAGCTGCTGAAGAACAACCACCGATCATTGGCGATCTTAAACCAGAAGCCGTGATTGATTCAACATACTTTTTTTGTTAATGAGAAACATACACGTGACACCCGAGCCTGTAACCCTAGAAGGTTACCAAGCTGTGTTAAAGCCAAGTAAGTTTGGCTATTCATTAAAAGCAATAGTTGGAGATGATTTAATCTCTGTACTAGAAGATGAAAGAGCAGACTGTCTAAAATGGGCAGAAAGTAAACTTAAGAATCCAAAGAGATCATTACTAAAACCTACACCATGGGAAGAAGTAAGCGATGGTAAATACCTTATCAAGTTCTCTTGGAGTGAAGATAAAAGACCTCCAGTTGTAGATACTGAGGGCACACCGATCAAGGACGAAACAACACCTGTGTATTCAGGCAGTAAAGTTAAACTTGGATTTACACAGAAACCATACATACTAAAAGATGGTCAGACCTACGGCACATCACTCAAGCTATCTGGAGTACAGATCGTGAGTATACAGTCAGAGGTAGGTGTTGATACTGGTGACCTTGACGAAGCCGGAGCTGCTGAGTTGTTTGGTAATACAGCAGGATTTAAAACATCAGAACCAAACGTAACTCCTGATACAACTCCTAGCTCAGTAGAGTTAGAAGATGACTTTTAGATCAGGATTAGAGGAAAAGGTAGCAGACCTATTGGTATCACTGGGCGTTGACTATGAATATGAGGAAACGTCCTATCCTTACACAATCCAACATCAATATACTCCTGACTTTGTGCTACCAGACAACGGAGTAATCCTAGAGGTCAAAGGGTATTGGGACCCACCATCTAGGCGTAAGATTAGACAAGTCATCAAGGACAATCCCAACATAGACCTTCGTATGGTCTTTCAAGACCCATACAAACGTATATCGAAGAAGTCTAAAACAACATACGCAAAATGGT